AAGACTTAATAGAAAACTAATCCTTACTCTAAGATCTAAAACAAAAAATATAAAATTGTAGCTACAAATCTAAATTCATAGAAACTTTAGGTAAAGTTCTAGTTAAATTTTCTTTTTTAATTTTTGGTTGATCAGAAACAATCATAGTTTTTAATCCTTTAATAATTTCATCAGGTGGCATATTAGAATCTAGAATTGCAGATTTTATCTTAGAAAACTTAACTGGTTGTGCTATCAATTTTGTATTACATTTTATTTGTCCATGCTTTGTATTTAAATTATCATATTTAAATTTAGTCATAAATTCGCAAACTTTCTTTTCTAAAGCTTTCTTATGTGTTTTACGTTCTTTCATAGCAATTTGTAGTTTACGAATCTGATCATCCATTTTAATCCATTCTGAAAATTGTTGTTTAAATTCTTCAAGTTCACTATCAGTCGGTTGTGGGGTTACTTCAGGATCATTAAATGTTTCTTCTTTATACAATGGACCAGAAATAGAAGGAGTAACTGACATAGTTATTTATATTATAAATCTATTATAATTCTTAAATCTATTTAGGATTTATTACAACCACAATCACCTCCTTTTTTAGTTTTAGATTTAGTTTTAGGTTTAGCTGGAGCTTTAGGTTTAGGTGAATTATTTCTTGCAAAGTTTACTAAATCGTTTTTACTTCTATCACCTTTGTATTCTTTTTTCTTTTTCCCATTTTGTATTATTAATATTGTAGGATAACCAAGAATAGATTCTCTAATAGCATTTGGAAGTTGATTTGAAAATTCAGATTCAATTTCTGCAATTGGTAGCAATCCTTTTTCTTTATTAATTTCTCTCGTAGCTTCTTTCCATGCAGGTTTTAACATTTCACAATGTCCACAACCATTCATATGAAGTAATACCATTATTGGTCCAGAATCAGAAAGAACCGGAATAGCTTTTGTATTTTTAATGGTTGCCATATAACATAATAGGACATTAAAAATATTTTTGCGTTCATATAGTCGTAATATCTATGCTATAATTGTAAATAGATGATACCCAATTGGGCAAACGATTTAATAAAAATATATTTTAAAGATCATCCAGCGGATATAACGCAAAAATTATATAAAAAACAAGGATTCAAACCATTTGAATACTGGTATCATGAATTAGAATATATATTAAATTTAGATTTTGCATGGGAAGAAATTGGATCTCAATATTTAAAAGATAAATATGGGATAGTTATTTCAATTGCAGATATTGAACCATCTGATAGACAATATATTGTTGAAGCATTTTATAAATATTTAAATATAGAATCTAGTATGTTCCCATACAATGAGAATGACATACAAAAAAAATAGTAAATTTATAATATAGAATGGAAGGTTGCGAATCATTATCAGATGCATTTTCTTGTAAACAAAAGACATTATTAGATGAAGCATATACGTTAAGAAATAAAATGATAATCGACAATAAAGTATCTAGAGATACATTAAATGTTGAAAACTTACTACCTTATACTTATCCAGATGGTTGCAGTGGATACTATATATTACCAGATAAAGGTTTAGAGCATGATCTCCAGAAAAATAGTTGTTTAGTAAGAAGAATATGTGATTATCCAGGAACACATAATCAAGAAGGTTATTGGATAACCCAATTAAGATCCGATATACACGATAATCGTGTTCCAGCATTATTCAATGAACGCACAAAAAGACGTGAGATCATTCCACCAACAAAGAAAGAAACTAAATTACAACCATATTCTGGAGATATTTATGGTAAATTTACATAAAGAATATCCAGTCTAAATAAATAAACATGAAAATTCTAATAACTGGTGGATGTGGAGCTATAGGCTCAATATTAGTTGAATACTTATTAACTAAATATTCTAAAATAGAAGATTCGTCGTCAACTCTTTCAGATTTAATAATAAATTTGGATGCGCAAACATATTCTGCAAATAATTATCACACACAATTTCTAAAACTACCGAATTATAAATACATAAAAGGTAACATATCTGACGGAGATTTAGTAGATTTTATATTAGAAACATATAATCCAAATATAATTATTCATTTAGCAGCAGAAACACATGTTGACAATAGTTTTGAGAATAGCATAAAGTTTACAGAAACAAATGTGATTGGAACACATACATTACTAGAATGTGCAAAAAAATATGGAAAATTAGATAAGTTTATTCATATGAGTACAGATGAAGTATATGGTTCTGTAACTAATGACGAAGTCTGTAAAGAAAACTCAATGTTTGCTCCAAGTAATCCTTATTCCGCTACAAAAGCTGCAGCAGAGATGTTATGTCATGCATATATAAAATCATTTAAATTACCAATAATCATAATAAGATGTAATAATGTAATTAGTCCTTTTCAACATAAAGAAAAATTAATACCACATGTAGTAACACAAATATCAAAAGATAAAAAAATACATATTCATGGTTTAGGTCTTTCAAAAAGAACTTTCATAGATGCTTATGATATTGCAAATGCCATAAATGTGATAATAAACAAAGGTAAAAATGAAGAAATATATAATATAGGAACAGACCAAGAATATACAGTATTAGAAGTAGTTGAAAAAATAATGAAAATAATGAAACCAAATGAAAAGTTTGATGGTAGAATCATCTATGTTCCAGATCGTTCATATCAAGACTATAGATATTCAATTGATTGTACTAAATTGCAAGAATTAGGATGGAAACCTGAAATAAGTTTTGAAGAATCAATAAAATTAGTTATCTATTCTTTTACTTCTTTTACTTCTTTTTTAACATGAAAAGTCTAAAAAAAGTTGAAAGAATTCCTAATATAAATAAGAAAACGAAAATCCATGCTAAGATCTTGCAATTTCCGACGATTAAACAATTAGTTGCATAAGTCACATAACAAGTATAGCCAAATATAATGCATGATAATAAAAATGTAGCTATAATAAATCCTTGTTTTTGCGGAGTTTCAATGCTCATAATGAAACTTGAAATAAATACAGAAACTGATAATATAAGTCCAGTTATGAATGTAATGTATCCTTGTTGGGTAATTTGGTATTTACCAATTTTATATGTTTTTCCTACAGTATCGTTCATCTAATAATATATTAGATATTTTTAAGTTAAGTTAGATAATCGAAGAAAGATTTAAGGCTTAATCGCAATAATCTTATAAAGAAAAAGTAATGTTTGGGTTCATTTTTAAAATAAAAGTAGCTATCAGAGTACTATTAGATAAGATTAAGAAAATAGTATATAAATTTATACCATCTCATATAAAAGCACTTTATTACTTATCAAATTCAAATATACATTCGATTAATAAAAAACAATTGAAAGAATATTATACTTCTAATTTAAATGACTATTATATCATTCATCTATGGAATAGTAAGCAAAAGATAACTAAATACTATTTTATAAAAGTAAAAAATATGTGCGAGATATTTAATGTAGAAAATTATATTAAAGAAAACCGTTTATTTGACATATTTCATATTGAGATTAATAATAGAAACGCATCAAAAGAAATATATAAATATAAAGATTCATTGAATCATAAAGAGACAGATAAGAATTCAATTCTCTTATTAAATATGGTATGTGATGATATATCAAATAGTAAAAAAATTAATAAAGATATCATAGTGAATACAAATACAGACATTATCAGATTATATGATTATAATTTAGATGAAATAATTATCTAAAAACCCATACGTTGGAGCATTCTAGCTAAACCAGAAGATGAAGAACGTTGACCAGGGGGGGCGGATGGGCCTCCTTGATTAGCAGCTTTTCTTCTATTTTCACTAGAACTAGTTTTCCATTTACGATCAAAAGGATTTCTTTCTGGACTAACTTGTTTTGGAGAGCCAATATTAAATGCAGCTAATTGAGCAGTTGACTTTTTCATTGATTCTTTAAGAAGTTTTTGTTGTTTTCTTTTTTCAGCAGCAACAGCTTCACGAGCAACAGCATCATCTTTTTTCTTCTGTGCATCAGTTTTTGCACCACGTTTTGGTTGAACACGCACTGGCAGTCTTTGTACATCCATATCATCAGCTTTTTTTTTCTTAGCACCTCCAGCTTGATATCCACAAGACATGTTTTTCTATTTTAAAGAATATAAATTAAAAATATATATTAAATAGAAAAATGCCTAAAAAGATAGGAATTGCATATTTAGATAATAAAATTAGAGGTACTATATATTTCTATGAAAAACCCAAATCAGTATCTATAGAAATAGATTTATCTGGATTGCCACCAAATTCAAAATTAGGATTTCATATACACGAAGCAGGTGATTTAACAGATGGCTGTCAATCTGCTTGTGCACATCTAAATCCATTTCATAAAACTCATGGTGGACCTAAATCTGCAAATCGCCACGTAGGTGATTTAGGAAATATAATTAGTGATTCTAATGGTAACTGTAAAATGAAATTTCAAGATTCAATGATTACTCTAAAAGGTACAAAATGTAACATTATAGGACGCGCTGTTGTTATACATGAAAAAACAGATGATTTAGGAATGGGCGGAGATGAAGAATCTTTGAAAACAGGAAACGCAGGTAAACGCATTGCATGTGCAGTAATTGGGTATTCAAAAAAGATGTTTGTATAAGTAGTAGATGGCTTTTGCTCCTAGAGTACAACCATATGCAATAAATAGTTCAGGTGATATACCTGTAAATCTAATAGAAGACTTATCTACTAGAAGTTTAAACACAGTACGCATTGGAGGTGAAGCAGGTAAAATTAATTCAGGAACAGCAAATGCATTTGTGGGGTATCAAAGTGGCTATTCAATGCAAAATGGATCTTATATGACATGTATTGGTTACCAAAGTGGTTATGCAGGTATTAATAATCAAGATAGTGTATTCATTGGTGCTTATTCTGGTAACCAAACAAACTATGGAAATGAAACAGTTTATGTCGGGTATAAAGCAGGTGAACTAAGTAAGTATTCTACTCAATCAGTTGGTATCGGTGCATATTCTTTGCGAGAAAATACATCTGGAAACGCAGTAGTAGCAGTTGGCTACAGAGCAGGTGAAAAGTCATTAGATGGAGGATATAATACATTTATTGGTGCACAAGCAGGACAAGATAACAGAAGTGGATTTTACAATACAATGGGTGGATTCTCAGCTGGACGTTCATCATTTCTAGGTAACTTCAATACTTATTTTGGGGCATTTGCAGGTTACTCAAACTCTTATGGATCTGGAAATACATTTATTGGTTATTCAGCAGGTGCAACATTATCACAAGGAGATTGCAATATAGGTATAGGTGCATTCAGTTTTGGCAATTCTTCTGGATCAGGATCAAGCAATCAAAATCAATCCCAATCAGCTTTCAATATTATTATTGGAAACCAAACAGAATGTTATAATAGTTATTCAGTGTTAATTGGAAATCAGTTGTATAATGACGAAAATAATTCAATTATAATTGGAAATTTGAATAGTAATCAGTCAAAAAACACTGTTATCCTAGGATCAAATGTAAACATAACAGGTATTCAATCATTTACTGATCCATTTAATTATAGTATCTTAAACATAACAAAAACTGATGCATTAATCAAATATAATATATCAAACATTGAATATGACAATTTGCTATCTTATTCAACTCTTAATTCATCATCTAACTTAATAAATAATATAAATGGACCAAATGATTTAATCAGTAAAGTATATACAAGTGCTGCGACAAATAATTTAAGTACAAATAATTCAATTGATATTCGGCAATATATATTGAATAATAATTCAAACTATTTTATATACCAAGGATTCAGTATACCACTAGATAAATATCAACCAAATACAAGTATAACCAATGATACATATTTCCCAAATGTATTACTTCTAATACATACTAGTGTGCTTTATAGTAAAAGTGTAAATAATTCAAGTAAATATACATATGATCCAATAAGTACCGGAACAGGTATCAGTTTTTCACAAAATTACTCACCATTCAATAATACAAATTTAACATATTATAATAGTCTATTAGGTACTAATTATAACGGTAGTATTTATTTCAATGGTACTGCAAATTCATATATAAAATATGGACCATCGTCAGGTATCATATCAACTAATAGTAATTACGATTACACTATTGAATTGTGGCT